CCTCAGTTGCGGACAAAGACCTGGCCCGAGCTGCACAAGTGGCACGACCTGTTCGTCGGCCGCCACCTGTTCACCGTCACGGCCACCAGCATGTTCAGGGCCGATCCCGCGCACCGCGACACCTGGAAGGCCGACGCGCTGACATGGTCCGAATACAACACCGAGGCGTTCGCCGGCCTGCACAACAAGGGCAGGCGCATCGTCCTCATCTTCGACGAGGCATCAGCCATTGCCGACAAGGTCTGGGAAGTGGCCGAGGGTGCCCTGACCGACGCCGACACCGAGATCGTCTGGTGCGCCTTCGGCAATCCAACCCGCAACACCGGACGCTTCCGCGAGTGCTTCGGCAGCCTCAAGCACCGCTGGAACCGCCAGCAGGTCGATGCCCGGCAAGTACCGTTTTCCAACAAAACCCAGGTTGCCGAGTGGATCGCCGACTACGGCGAGGACTCGGACTTCGTGCGCGTCCGCGTCAAGGGCGAGTTCCCCCGCGCCGGATCGACCCAGTTCATCGACGGCGAGCGCGTCGAGCAGGCCATGCAGCGGCCGACCGTGCTCGATGCTGCCGCCCCGCTCATCATGGGCGTCGACATCGCCCGCCAGGGCGAGGACCAGACCGTCATCTGCTTCCGCCAGGGCATCGACGCCCGCTCGCTGCCGGCCGCCAAGTTCCGCATCCCCGACCTCATGCAGGTCGCCTCACGGGTCGGTGAGCAGATCGACCTCTACAAGCCGGCCGGCGTGTTCGTCGACGCCACCGGCATCGGCGCGGGTGTATTCGATCGACTCCAGCAGCTCGGCTACACCCAGGTCGTGGCCGTCAACTTCGGTGCCAGCCCGGATCGCGGCAGCATCGGCGACGCCACGGCGGCCTATGCCAACAAGCGCGCCGAGATGTGGGGCTACCTCAAGAACTGGTGCCTGACCGGCTGCCTCCCGGTCGATCGCGACCTCGCTGACGACCTTGTCGGTGTCGAGTATGGCTACAACGCCGCCAACGCGATCCTGCTCGAGCGGAAAGACGACATGCGCAAGCGCGGCCTAGCCAGCCCGGACTACGGCGACGCTCTCGCGCTCACGTTCGCCTATCCGGTGGCGGTCAGGGACCAGCGCCAGTCGCAGCGGGTCGAGGAGTTGTATGCCAACCTCAGACGGCGGGTGGTGTGATGGCGCAAGATTATGTCTCACCGCCACCGTGGCAAAACAACAATCGTTCGCGCAATACGCTCTCCAGGGATGAGCGCATAGCGTGGGCGGTGATCGACTGCGCCTATTATCACGAGATCAACGAAGCCCCGGACGTTGAGGCGATCTTCGCTGGATACGGGCTGAGGATTGTCGACGAGGTCGCCGATGGCTGACCTCGACGTGACCCGTGAGAGCTGCGACGCCTGCCTCTGCGTTACCAGTCGGCCCGCGTTCCTGGTGAACGACGACCACGGGCAATATCTGTGCGTCCCCTGTCAGCGCAAGTATGCGCGGCGGCGCAAAGCCCCGGCGTTCACTGTCATCCAAGGCGGACTGAAGCGGCGCCCGTGCGAGAAGTGCGGCCGGCTGGAGGAGTTCCCGGCCGATTTCAAGGAGTTCGTCTGCCACGTCTGCATATGCGAGGAGGAACTGGCTGCCGAAAAGGCGAGGGGATGGCGATGGTGGCGGCACTGATGGCTGACCTCGGCATGCCCTGGACCAACCCCGGCCGCAACCGGACGCCGCTCTCCGACCAGCGCATGGACGAGATCGTGGCCGAGGCCGAGGCCGCCATGATCGCAGCCGAGGACGCCTCCATGGCGGAGCGGATGGCGGGCCTGCGCTGCATGTCCTGCGAGTGCCCGTTGCCGCCGCCGCCGCCGTCGTCCGGCACGCGTCGCTGCAGGCGCTGCGAGGGGATGATCTGATGCCCGTGGTCCCCGAGCCCCTGATGCCCGAGAGCCGGGGTCGCGCCATCGCCCGCAAGCTCGCGCCATGGTTCGACGCCGAGATCGCCGTCCTCTACGGCCGCCCCGCCGCCTGGCGGCCTGACAGCGTGTTGATGGGCTGCCCGATCTGGGGGCCGGCGTTCATCGACCGCTTCGCCAAGTGGTGCCTGCCGACCGTTGGCGCAAATGCCAACATCGAGGCCCTGGCCGGGCGCTGCCGGCTCATGATCTATGCTCCGAGGGAGGCGCGGGCCTCGCTGTTCCGGCTGACCCGTCCGTTGCGTGGCGCCGGCGTCGAGCTGGTACTGCGCGAGATCCCCGACGCGCTGCTGGCCGAGATGGCGCCGTCGCCCGACGCCACGCCCGCCGAGCGGGCCGAGAAGTACGCGACGCAGTTCTGCCTGATCGGCTGCATCCAGAACCTGCTGGTGCACCACGCGGGCCGCGACGGCATGGGCTTCCACATGCTGATGCCGGATCATGTGTATGCGAAAGATTATTTCGCCAACATGCGGCGGCTGGCCAGGGACCACGAGGCGATTGCGCAGGCTGGCGTGAACGTCGACCTCGAGGCGGCAGCGCCTGCGCTCGAGCAATACCGCGACGCCGACAGCAAGGTCCTGGCCATCCCCGACCGCGCACTGGGCGACATCGCGGCGGCGCACCTGCACGCCGAGAGCCTGGCGCTGTTCATGAACCATGGCGACTTCCCCGAGCGCCTGCCGATCGGGCCTCGGCTGATCTGGCAGAGCCCCGAGGCGCTGCACGTTTACTCCTGCTTCAACAATCCGGCGTGGCTGTCGCCGGCCCTGTGCGCCACCGCGCCGACCGTGCTCACGGACACGATGGACTGCGTGCTGCCGGATTTCGTCAGCGGAGATGCGTTCTACGTGCCGACGCCGGCAGACGGCATGGCCTTCGTCGAGGTCTCGCCGCCGGGCAAGCCTGTACCCGGCCGGTGGGTCGATGCCGCCAGCTACTGCTCGTGGTGGTGGAAGCGGAACTCGAACACCAGGGACTACCATCCGTATTTTAGGCGGCCGACGCTCATGGCGACGAGCCGCTACGCCGCCGACATGGCGGGCAAGCCGTTGATCGAGCCGGACGATGTCGAGCGGCAGTTCGCGCAGGTCATGGACATGCTGGAGGACAACGGCTCGCTGAAGGCGACTGAGGTCGAGCGGGCGTGGGCGCGATACCAGCGGGTGGCTCCCGGTGCGCCCGCGAGCGTCTGGCCGAGGGCTGCCGAATGACTGACCCCCGCGTCATCCACGGCGATATGCGCGAGGTGCTGGGCCGCATGGTGGCCGAAGGCCAGGTCGTGCAGAGCATCGTCACCGACCCGCCCTATGGGCTGGCGTTCATGGGCAAGGCATGGGATGCGGCAGACAACGTCGCCTTTCAGCCCGGCACGTGGCGGCTGTGCTTTGACCTGCTGCCGCCGGGTGGCCATCTGCTGGCGTTCGCCGGCACCCGTACTTACCACCGCATGGCCGTCGCGATCGAGGAAGCGGGCTTTGAGATACGCGACACGATTGCGTGGCTCTATGGCTCGGGCTTTCCCAAGTCGCTCAACGTCAGTAAGGCCATCGACAAGGCGGCTGGGGCAGAGCGCCAATCGGTCGGCGGCTACATGCACACAGGCTCGCGCAGTAGCGGTATTAAGGGCGATGATGCTGGCCACATCTGGCATGACATCACCGCCCCCGCCACCGACGCCGCGCGCCAGTGGGACGGCTGGGGGACCGCGCTGAAGCCGAGCCTTGAGCTTGTGTGTGTGGCTAGGAAACCATTGGTCGGAACCGTTGCGGCCAATGTTTTGAAATACGGTACAGGTGCCTTTAATATAAACGGATGCCGCATTACTACAGGCCAACGGCCTGACGAGGATGCAGCATGGGACGACGATCAAAACCTCTGCGATTTGTGTGCAGAGCGTGCGGCGCAGAACGGGAAACCGTCAACACCGGCAACAAGGGCATCTATTGCAGCAAGAAATGCCGAGCAGACTTTGAACGGAAAGGGCGAGACGCGCCCAGCCGTTACCGACAAAGCGGATATTGGATGCTCAGATGGAACGATGGCGGCTATTACCGCCACGAGTTCGAGCATCGACGGCTCTGGTCCGAGCGATATGGACCTGTTCCAGCAGGCCACGACATCCACCACATCAACGGCGACAAGTCAGACAATCGGCTTGAAAACCTGCAATGTCTGTCACGCGCCGCTCACATCGCAGAACACCGCTTCGTCTATCCGACACAGCAAGAACGGCTTGCAGCAGCCGCCAAGCGACGGCGCATCTCTCGGAAGATGGCCTGCTAATACGGTCCACGACGGCAGCGACGAGGTCGTGAGCGCGTTTCCTGATGCGGGCGGCGGCTTTGGCACACGAGGCGGCAACGGCAGCCTGACTAGCTACGGCTTCTCTAAGGGCACGATGGAGCCTGTCGGCTTCGGTGACAGCGGCAGTGCGGCGCGGTTCTTCTACAGCAGCAAGGCCGACGCCGACGACCGCCTGGGCAGCAAGCATCCCACGGTCAAGCCGGTCGACCTGATGCGCTGGCTGGTGCGGCTGGTAACGCCTCCAGGCGGCACCGTGCTCGATCCTTTCGCGGGCTCAGGCACCACCGGGATGGCCTGCATGGCCGAGGGTATTGACTGCCTC